GGAGGTCCCGTCCTGTCTCTCGTGGCCTCCTCGGTCTGGCTTCCCCGGTATCCTCGCCGTTCATCCACGACGCCTTCAACTTCCTCCCGGAACTGTTCGGCGTGGGCGTCGAAAGCGTTTATCCCGGCGTAGGCATCGGCCAGCACTTCCTCGGCAACTCGGTCTATGGCCGCCTCGATCTCGTCCTCCGTGGGGTTCTCCGAAAGGGAAATGATACCGTCCAGCTTGGCTATGTACTTGTTTACAACGGCGGCAAAGGCCTCTTCGGAATAAACTTCCTTTACCCGCTCCTTGGCGGCATAGCGCATACCGGGGTTATCATCGGCGTAAGCGTGGAAGAGCTCGTGCTTTGCGATCTGGGTAACTGTCGCCTTCGCGTTGTCGCACTGGACTATGATCCGGCCGTTCTTAAGAAATCCGCCGCGAACGAGGTGCTTTTTCCCGTCCTCGCCCACGACCTCCATCCGGCCATAAACATAGGTGATGTGCTTTCCCGTCTCATTATAGATGAGCTCGTCGGCGGCCCTCATTTCGTCGTCCCATATCTCCTCCGGGGCCACGGCGTTTTTTGCTCTCTTCACCGCCCGGCTGACGCCGAGAGACTGAACGTCTATTTTCTCTAATCGAATATCCTGCGCAGCACGCCGTCTGCTATTGACTTTTGCGCTTTGCTCAGCCCCGGCGACATTTCGCCGCTTGCCTGTGCCTCCGACCAGGCGTCCAGCCTGTCCGCCGGCACGTTCACCGTAAACCCGTCCTCCGTCTCTGCCAGATACGATTCCTCCCGCTCCGGCGGCAGCTTCGGCAGGCTCAGTTTCCTGGGTTCGCTCATAATTTGTTCCTCCATTCTGTTCTCCTGAATTGACAAAATTCCCGCCCTGTGGTATGGTATTATTAACTTTAGAGGAGCTTTGCAGCGGTTCGCTTCGGGCGTTATTCACAGGGCCGGACATATCCCCGGCATTGTGTCCCGTGTTTTGCGAGCTCCTCTTTTGTATATACAGAGTATCTGTTTGAAGTGAATTTTTCCCTTCTGATATTGCCTGTACAGTTACATAATTACCACCTATCTCTTTTTCAAACAACAGCGTCTGCCGTCCTTTGCCATCTGGCTTTGGCGACGCCGTTACCCTGTCCGGCGAGGCAAGAATAGTCGGTATCTGGGCTATATCTTCAGGTGTTACTGCTATTTGACCGCGCTTCTCTTCTTTAACAGGGTCTCCGTGCTCTCTGATAATATGCCTGATATCATCGCTGTTGATAAGAGCTGTCTTCCCGCGGATGTCTATACCCGTATGCAGTTTTACAAGCTGTGCCGTGGAATCTGTGATTTTTCCAAGATAACCGCGTTCTAAACTCTGTTTATTTGATAGAGCATTTTTTATAAACGAGACCGCATCATTGAAGGTTGATACGATTATATTCTTACTTCCGCTTGAAAAGTTGGTCTTTTCTCTTTCAGAAAAAGCAGCAAGTCCGTTTTCATTTATAGAAACATTCTCTCCCGCCGTCCCTTCCCGGGCGGCGTTTTCTGTTGTCTCTTCCGTCTGGCCCGGTATCTGTCGGCGTATGGCTTCGGAAAGTGTCGGCATTTCCTCCCGCTCTGCCGTGTCCGCTTCTGTCCCATCAGGTCCGCTCGTGTCCTCCGTCTGGCCCTGTATCTGGCGGCGCACTTCTTCGGAGAATGTATCGGCCATGTCTTTCTGCTCTCTCTGGCCAAAGCCTTCCGGAGTGTTCCCGGCTGACCTGTTCTGCCCCTCGAAGTATGCCTCCCTTATGGCGTGCTGTCGGGTTATCTCTCCCAGCGTCTCCGGGTCCCCGCCGTTGTTGAGGTTGTGTTCATACCCAAGCTGTGCGTATCTCTCCCGCAGTTCCTCCGGCGTCTTTACGTTCTGGAACCAATCAAAGCCGCTCTCTCCCATATATCCCGGAGTCTGAGCGACAGACACAGCCTCGCTGGCCGTGCTGCCTCCCTCGAAGGGTACGACGGACAGAGCGCCCAGAAGGAAGGAATAAGCTACGTCCCCGGCGTCCACATAATAGTCCTTCCCGGAAATCTCCGAGGCGATGATGGGCTCAAGTATTTCCTGGAGACCTTCTTCAAGGCCCTCGGAAAATCCCTTGGAGGCCAGCCTCGCCCCGTAATCCAGGGCGAAGCGGCCTATGCCTTCATCCAGCTTTCCCACCTGCCGGAGCACCCCGGCAAGGGCCTTGTCGGTCAATCCCTGCCCGCCCTTTGAGAGTTTGCCTATGCCGCCCAGCAGATACTGAAGGCAGCTTTCGGAGAGGCCCACAAGAGTGCCGTACGTTCTCGCCTGCTTCTGGGTCCAGCCCTCCTGGAGCTTCTGTTTATATGCGTTTCCGCCTGCTGAAAGGCCCATGGAGGCGCTGCCTGCGGCAGAGGCTATCTTACCTGCCGTTTCCGCTGTGAGCGCCCCTGCCCCCACAGCCCCGCTGAGAAGGCCGCTTGTGGCGTATGATACGAGAATGGACGGGGCCATGTTTGCAGTCGTCACGCCCACGTCGTAGAGCGTTCCCAGCAGCTTTGACTTGTCGGCGGCGTCCTGTCTCACCTGCCTTCCGGCATACTGCACAGGCGAAGTGGTGAGGGCGTCTTCGGAGAAAAGCTGCCGTATGCCGGAATTGAACTGATCCAGACCCTGGGGCACCCAGAAAAGCGCCTTGCCGAGACCCGTCATTTCCCCGTGGAGCTTTTCCGCCTGCCGCTGGGACAGCGTGTCTTCTATAGTGCCGAGGAACTTCTCGGCCTCCTTCTGCCCCTTGGTGCGGTAGAGGTAGTTATATATCCCGACCTCGTCTTCCGTCATGAAGGTATAGGGCGTATAGACTCCGTAATCGTCCAGCCGTCCCATGGCGGTCTCAGCACCCTTCTGGGCGTCGGGATCTGCCGTCAGCTGATATGTTCTCTCCTTCTCTCTGGCGCCTCCGATGTCATTGATGAAGTCGTATTTCCTGTCTCCCCGCTCTCCTTCGCCTCCGAGATACCCTTTTTCGGTATAGAGGCCCAGGACGCTTCCCTCTCCCGCCTTGGAATCCTCCGCCCGGCTTCCTTTCTCATAATCCGGTCTGAGCGTGAGAGAGCTGTAATAGAAGGTGTCGGCGTCGGCTGCTCTCCGCTTTTTATCCTCCGCCTGGGCCTCCAGAGCTTCCGCCTCCCGCTCTTTCTCTACCGCCTGTGCCTGGAACACGGAAGTGTGCTGAGCGTCTCCGGAGAGCGTTTCTCTGAGGAGCCGGGCTTCCGTCCGCAGCTCCTCCGCCCTGGATAACAGGTCATCGGCCTGTGTCCTCAGTCCCCTTGCCGCCATCGGCTGGAGATCCGCAAGCTGTCCGTATGCCCCCAGCTCCCGCTCATACTGCTTCAGGTGCTCGTTGTACTGCCTCGTGAGGCCTTCAGTCTTCATGGCGGCGGATTCATACTGTGGCATGAGGTCGGATATCTGCTTCACCACGTTGTCATAAGCCGCCGTGATAATGGGGTCTGTCCCGTACCTGCCGTCAGCCCCGTATTTGTCCGCTCTCTGGGTGAGGGATTCTATTTCGGTGACTATCGCCTCAGTATTATTCCGGGCTTCCGCCTGTCTCCCGGAAAGCGCTTCGAGCGTGGAGGCTCTCGCCGCCACGCTCTCCTGCGCCGTGTATATGTCCGTAAAGTCCTCAAAGGGCAGTGCCGCAGTCTCCTGCGGCGCCTCCGCCTCCATAAGGGCTCTCTGATATGCGGTCATTCCCCCGCTCTTTTTCTGTCCCCAGGAATCCCCGCCCTGGCCGGAGGCAGTGTCCCTTTTTATCCATAAAGATTCTGCCATGCTGCCCTCCTGTCTTTACTTCGCCTTTTGTTTTGTATCTACTGACCGTCCGCCGGAGCCATAATCCCTGGATGATGTCTCGCTTCCTGATCTCCCGGTGTTTCTGCCCGTGCCGTTTCTGAAACCTGCGTCTTTAAGCGCCTGTTCATCATAGCTGGCCGTAAGATTATCCCAATCCGACTTGCTGTAAATTACCTTGTCCGGCCATTTAAGCAGCATATCCGTCAGCAGGGTCTCTCCGGTTTTATCTGTCCCTTTACCTTCTTTTGTCCGTGCTGTATATGATCCCTGTAAATACGGCAGCTTCACCGGAGCTGCCGGGGTTCCATAATATCCTCCGCCGCCTCCACCCGAAGGTGTAAGCTTCCCCAGCTCCGCGTCCTTCAACGCCTGCACATAAGTGGTATCGACACCAAGGCCCGCAAGGCCGGAGTAATCTCCGTACTTGGCCTTCCAGTCGGCGTCCTCTATTCCCTGAGATCTCGCCATGGCCGCAGCCAGAGCCGCAGAGTATTCGCTGCCGTACCCGCTCTTTATAAGGAGCTCCTGTGACGGCGTACCGCCGGCGGCGAGAATGGCGTCCACCTGCCGCCGCGCGTCCTCCTGGTCCTTCTCCTCCTGGGCGAGCCTCTGGGCCTCTTCCGCCTCGTTGCGGTTGTAAATCGTTTCGTCCCGCCCCTCCAGGTCGGAGAGGATCGCCCGCTGTCTCGCCGTCTCGCCGGTGTATTCTCCATACTCTCTGTCTCTGTCGGCTCCGAGGGCCGAGAGAATGGCCAGATCGTTCTGTCTTTCCTGCTGTGCCCGATCCCAGGCCTGCTGATAAAGCGTCGGTATCCTGTCGCCCAGCTGGGAGGCGTAGTAGTCCCCCGCCTGTGTGGCGGCGTTTACTGCCCAGGAGCTGGGCCTTCCTCCCGTGGCGGCGCTGGCTTTACCAAGCGCATTGGCCGTCGCCCTGTCCCCCTCCCGCAGATAGCTCTTTTTGAGAGAGGGCCAGACGGGGTCCGTCTCCAAAGACCAGGAAAACTCCGGCGCGTCCGTCACTTTGGAAAGCGCCTGCTGATATGCGTTCTGGTTGGAGTAGGAGAAGGGCTCCTGTGATGTGAGCGTGTCCAGCTGCCCCGTTATAGCCCTGGGGAGCATTCCTTCGGATATGAAGGCGCTGCCGTCAGCTCCTCCGGAATATGCCCCGTAGCTCTTCCGGAGCTGATTTGTTTCCTCGTTTATGAGCGCCCGCTGTTCCGGCGTCGTGGCGTTCTTGTAGGCCTTCTTCTGCGACAGAACGCTCAGGCCGAACTCCGGGTGCAGTCTCGCCGTGTCCAGATCGTACTGAGAGAACTCCCCCATCATTCCGGCATTGTTCGCTTCCCTTTCAAAATCCTCGTATGTGTAAGCCATAAGCCAGCTCCTTTCTTACAATTCACTCCCTGAGTAATCCTCCACCGTCAGCGAATACACCCGGCAGCCGCCGGTCCCCTCGATCTTTATGCTGAAATGGTCGCACCGGCGCGGGATCATAGGCAGGTAGCAGCTCCGTTTGCCTTTCCCGCTCTGGGTGTCTCCCGCCTGTATCCAGTCGCCGCCGGAGTCGAAGCGGATATATACCTTCGCCGTCGCCCCTTCCTCCAGCTCGTACCTCATCTGTATTTTCGACACGCCCTTCTTGTTTGGGCCGCTGCCGGCATAATACTTGTTTGCGGAATCGTGTGTGAAGTCCCCGAACTCGGCAAGCCAGCCGAAGACTGCTTCTTCCATGCCGTCGCCGCTGTGGGCGGTGCCGGAAACCCATATTTCACCTGCCGCCGTGAGAAATGCGGCGTCTCCCTCATACCGGCAGGCGCCTATGATGTCTATGCCGTCCTCGATGTGCCAGCAGCCCCGCCGCGTGTCATAGACGAAAAGCTGTTTTATTCCGTCTTCGTCCGTCGCGCTGGCGTAGTATTTAAGGCCGTCGGTGCAGGAGATCGCCGAGACGAATCTTCTCTCTCCGAAGGCGTCGTGTATTGTCCTCGGTATGCCGCCTGTATATACCGTAAAGCCGGCGGATGAGAGGTAAAAGAGTGTCCCCCCGGCAGCTGCTATGCTTTCGTCGCCGCCCGGCAGAACTCCCAGGCTCTCCCCGCCCATGGCCTCGAAGTTGGAGGGCATGGAACCATAGACCTTGAACACCGCGTTCTCTCTGAAAAAGCATGGGTAGCCGAGATAGGAGCAGCAGCCGGTAAAGTCTCCCGCTCCTCCAGGATCCCATGCCCAGGCGTCCGTCTCCACTCCGTCGAAGACGTTCCAGTTCGTGGGGTCTCCCAGCTTGGAGGCGTATATAGTCCGCTCATCACAGCCCCAGAGCCTGTTCCCGCTCTCGCAGATGAAGGACATGTCCGGCATCACCCGGCCCACGCTGAGCGTTCCCGTCTCCGTGACCGTTCCGGTGCTTCCCGTCTCAAAGCAGTATTCCGAGAAATAGAGCTTGTTGCCGTCTATTTCCCGGATGACTGCCGTCTTGTTGTTCTCCGGCTGTACCGTACATCCGGAAATGGTGACGCCGTCGCCGGGGCTGAAATAGTCGCCCCAGCTGACGCCGTATGCTGTTATACAGTTCTGGGCAGCTCCCTCGCCGTAGAGTTCACCGTCGGTGAAGGTGAGACTCTGCCCGCTCCAGGAGCTTTCCAGGGAGCCGGAGGCCCCGGAAACGACGTCGTAGTATTTCTTATCCGGCAGGATGATAATACGGTCTCCTATGGCTGTGAACAGCTTCCCTGAGTCCGTGAGCGTCAGCCCCGCTATGAGCGTGCCGTTATAGTAAAAATCCGTTCCGTCCACCCAGCAGAGCTTCCCGTAAAAAAATATCCCGTTGGGCTTCTCCAAAGCCGCAGTTTCTCCCGTGGGGTATATCTTCCGTCTCGGAGCTCTCACCGCCAGAAGGGGCCAGAGATCGCTCGTCATGTTTTTCATATCTCTGAGGGCTCCGTCCCCGGCTCCCGGTCTTGCGTCCAGGCCGCCGAAGCGTGTCTGCCCGTGCTTTTTTATGCTGTCTCCCAGCGGCAGCTGAGGTAAATTCATACCGGCCTCTCCTTCCTTATGTCGTCGGCAGCATGGACGCCACTATCTCCACGACCCGCGCCTCCTGTGCCGGCGTCAAGGGGTCTGCCTTTGTGGAAATCTCGTCGTTGTGATAATAAGCCCCGCTCCCGTTTACCTTTACGGCGGCCCCGCCGGAAACGGCAAGCGCCGCTTCGCTCCCGCTCACCTTGACGGTCACGGCATTACCCACGTTAATCGCGGCCTCCCCGGAGTCCTTCATCGTGACGCTCATGGGCGTTCCCGTACCCGTGACGTATTCGATATACATGCCGTCCGTCGCCTTCCGAAAAACCGCTTTGCCGTAGCTCTCGTGTCCCGGCGCCGGGTCCGAGCCCTTGCCCAGCTCTATTACCGTCGGTGCGCTGTTGGCAAAAAGCGTGATCTTGCCCTCGTCCGTCATGCCGGCGCTCATAGGCGTTCCCGTACCTGTCACGTATTTGATGAACAGGCCGTCGACATCCTTCAGGATCTCCGCTTTGCCATAGCTCTCATGTCCCGGCGCGGGGTCTGAGCCGGCGCCCAGCTTTATTACCGGGAGCTTTGTAAAGCCACCCGGTATCACGAGATTTTCAAAGCACAGCTTCCCCTTCACCAGCTCGTCGTACCGATAGACATATACCGGCCAGGGAGTCCTTTTGCGGCTCGTCATCTGGGTCATGCTGCGATCCCGCCAGAAAAAGGGGCTGCCGTCATAGGCGAGCAGCTGCTCGTCCGTCGGTATCTGAATGCCCCCGGCCTCCTCATAATGTACGCTGCCGGATATGAACTCTATCTGCTCATCGTGAATATCCAGATAGTCGAGAGGATCCGTGTCTCCGTTGAGCCATCGCCGGGCCTTCATATAGTCCGTCCTCAGCCGGGAGGCCGTGAGGTCGGCGATCTCCCCGTAGTCGCTGTATATCTCGTCGGATATGAGCGTCTTGGATATGATCTCATTGGCGTTAATGGTCCCGGCCAGCCACTTTTCCATTTCCGTCCCGTTCATGTTTGAGGCGTCCAGGTGCCGCAGGGTGTACTGCAGGTTTTCCAGGAGCATGTATATGCTGGAGCGTATGGCCTCCAGCTTGTCCTCCATGGACTCGTATTTGTCGAGGTCTGGCATACCCAGCCCCGAAACAAAATCTTTCCCCGGCATCACATCACCTCGCGGGCGCTTTTTCCAGGTCGTCAATCCTGTGATTGGCGACCTTTATCTGTTCTTCCATGACAGGCACCCGGCGGGCGAAATTGTTATGCTCCCGGACTTCCCTCGTCAGCTCCTCGATTTTTGTGTCCGTGACGGCGGTATATTTTTCGAGCTTCGCGTCCAGCCGGATGTCCGCCTGTTCGCTTCGGTGCTGGAACTCAAGGTTCTGTTTTTCAAACTCCTTTGTTATCTTGTGCTGATTGATTACGGCGGTCACGATGATGCCTATGAGTGACACTCCGCCGGTGATGATGGCGACGATTATTGACTCATTCATCCTTGCCGCCTCCCAGCTGTTTCCCGATCTGGTGGCAGCCGGTGGCAGCTAATCCGCTGACGATCCCTACCGCTATAGCCGTGAGCCAGTCGGAGGCCGGGAAGTCCGGCATTCCGATAGCCATAGCTACACAGCCCAGGATACCGCCAAGCACTCCGCAGATGACCGGCAGCCATTTTTCATTCAGCGGCGTCGCCTTGACCGCCTCTGCCGCCAGGAAACATATTACGGTTATCGCCGCTATACCTGTTATTCCGAGCATTTCTTTATTCCCCTTTCTATCATTATCGCCGTTTCCAGCCTCGACGCAGGAGCCAGAGGCCGGGAGCCGTCCGTGATGCCGTCGGCTACGGCGGCGTCATACTCATGCCTTGCGTTGTAGTCCACCGGTATCTCCTGCTTTGCCATATAGTTCATGGCCTTTCTGTGTATCTCATAAGCCTGCTCGTCCGTGATGGACGCCAGGAACTCTCCGAAAGTCATCGTCTTTTCCCTTTCCGTCAGCTCGGCTGCGATCCTCGCGTAATCCGGGCAGATAAATCCTCTGATGTACCGCCCGTTCACTCCCAGCGTTCTCCTGCCGCAGATGCTTGCGCTGCCCATGTTGCCCTCCGTCACGACGAAGGCCCCCATGCCGGTGTTCGTTATGATGCCGATATGCTCCGGTGCCCCCTTGTTGTCGGTGCTGGCGTAATTTGCGCCGTCGTCCCAGTCGTAGAGAACGGCGTCGCCGATTTTGGGTATGTACTTGTCGTTCTCGATCCACCAGCCTTTGGCTTTTGCTATCTCGATGAGCCGGGAACAGGAGCACTCCGTGCCTGTCCACTCCGCTATGCCGGCCTCTATCCAGGCGGCGGAGGCTGCCGCCGCGCACCATGAATCATCCACCTGTACGGCGTAGCCTCTCGCCAGAGGCTTGTGGCTGTTATAGATGTCCAGTATCTCAAGGTGTTTCTTGGAGCCGCGCTTCGCGCCCTCCCAGCCCGTTATGATGTCGGCAACCTTCTGCCGTAATTCGTTTTCTGTCATTCGTCATCACTCCTGTTGTTTCCTGCCGCTGTCAAAAGCGCCATGATAAACATCCCGAAACCAGCGGCAATCGGTATGATCCATGCTAAATTCCACGCACTTATCATTTGATGCGCCTCCCTCCGGTGAGTTACTTAAAGGTAATTTTAGTTAATTAGGCTTGCAAAAAAATTATCTATATCGTTTCCATCTATATTATCAAGTGTCATTTTACCAAGAGCAATGTCATTCCCAGAGGTTATGAAATATATGTCTTGTCCACTTACATAAACATCTGGATAATTCCAACCGCCCCTACTTTCAGCCACGATTTGAGAGTTTAACAAGTTTCCAGTAGCAATAGAAACTATATACACAAAGCTCCTTGAATGTGGATTTGTAAGTAAATATATAGTTCCATCATACTCGAAAAAGTCTGGTCTACTGCCGCAATTAGGTACAAGAATTTTATCAATAAACTCTTTATTGCTAATGTCGTATTTGCAAAGTATCCCAACCACGGGAGCCTCGGTCAAATTTCCTGTTGTATCATTGGGATTTAGCATTGGTCTTTGTGCGGCATAAAGATAGCCAGATTTGTAGTGTAATGCAAGTTCAAAAACAGGCGTAATCCCAAAATCAACGTCGGTTTCAAATTCCCAGTTTACAAGGTCATCGGTTTTTACTATTATAGATTTTCCAGTTCCATACCCCCAACAAAGTCCAATGTAATAATGTTGCTCTCCGTCATAAGCTATTTGGGCATTCGCCTGCATATTATTAAACGCCGACTCCGTGTAGGAATATCCGAACATAGAATTCAATTTGGCGTTGTTCAATATGTCACCGTCCAATGTCACTATGTCATAATTGGCAAGCGTGGAGGTTTCTGTATTAAAAGTACAATGCATTATGGCATAGTAGTCGGCAAGATGCACAGCAAATAGAATGTGCAGAGTGTTTCCGACAAGTATCATATTCGGACTTCCAGCACCGCCAGCCTCTGTATAAGACCCTAAAGTTGCGCCGTTTTCGGCAACGGTGTAAATCGTCCTGTCGGTGGGGTCTGACAGCTTCACCTTGCAAAGCCTTACTGTTGCGGTATCACTTGACGCATTATCGCCACTACCGCTGTTTGACATAAAGACACAGTAGGCATAGCCATCTTTGATAACCATAGTTCCATCATGATTACCGTTTCCACTTATACCGAAAGAAATGTTCTGGTCGCCGATTTCCTGTCTTATTTTTAATCCGTTAATGTAGCGGTACAGTCCGGTAAATTCAAGCGAGGAATCGCAGTAAACAGGCAAATATGGTGTTGTTTTATCTTCAAGATTTTCAATTTGTTTTTTGTGCAAATAATAGCCTTGATTTGACACGATACCTGTTACCGTTATCTTTTGCCTTCGTGCCTCGGAATTTGTCCAACAGAATTTCACAGTTTCCGCTCCATACGGCACGTTAAAGGTGTTAAACGCCCTACTGGTCGTTTTTATTGCAGATATAAAATTATTATCTTTATCAAAAAACGCAATGCCGTAATTACTGCCAAAACCATGTGTGAAATAAGTAAACGAACTCCAACCAGAGCAATTCATTTCGGCGTGGAGGTCAGAATTTGAGATAATAGAGCCGTCAACAGAAGAAACTGCGCCAGACAAAACAGTCGGGAAAACCTGCACGTTTTGAATATACATATTGTTTTTTAGTATATCAATGTCGGCGGTTTTATATCTAAATATTTTGACACCATTAGTCCAATTGTTACTTTCAGAACTGAACTTTATAGATGCCGCTTTGGGCGGTACATCAAACGAATTTAGTCCTTCGCTTGTAGTTTTTATACCTAAAATAAAAGTATCGTTTTCATCGAAAAACGCAATGCCGTAATTACTGCCATAAGCTGTTGTATAGTATGTAAACTTTACAAAGTCTCTGCAATTAAGCGCAACATACTTATTACCGCTGGCGGCAACAACAGAGCCGTCATAAGCAGATATTGCTCCATCTGAAAGCTGATAACCATGCTGGACTTCTTCAACCATATTTTCGCTGATTTTTCCAGCGGTATAGTATCCATTTTCGGCATAAAGCCTAACCGTTTCTATTTTTACTTTCATGCTCTCATCGTTGTTTGTAAAAACATCAATAACAGCATCTTTTGTTGTATTGTCGGTAACTCGTATAAATGCAACAGCATCCACGGGTTCTACTATATAGACACCGCTTGACAGCACCTTGTCTGTTACTGAAGAGCCGCCATCCACTTTGAACGAGATGTTGGTACTGCCGTTTGAAGCTCTCATAAATATTCTGGCTGTGCTGTTTTCAACATCTATTCTAAGTTTATATTTTGTGTTTGCCGCAAGCGCACAAGAATAATTGCTGTATCCAGAAGACCTCGCGGTTGCAATAAATGACGCTATATTTGTTCCTCCAATAACGGCATCGTCAAGTATTGCTATAGCGCTCTTTAAGTCACCAATCGCCTCGCCCGTCGCCTTCGCGTCGGCGGCAGCGTCCTCAATGAGCAGGGTGTCGTCAATGACATAGCCGGTGTCCGGATCAACGTGGTCATCCAGCCAGCCGGTTACAATCCCGGAGATGGGATCAGCTATGTTGTCAGCGTAGTCCTTCGCCACGCCGGCATAGTATTTACTGTTGTTGTGATAGGCGGGATCGTCGCTGTCCACGTCAGTCCCGTCTCTCTTGCCGATGGCGTAGGCCTCCGAGTCCTCAGCGCTGCCATCGGCGGCGTCTGCGCTGCCTGCCGAGGCCTGGGCGTAGTACATAGCGTTGTTATGATATGCCGGGTCCTCGCTGTCCACGGTCTCCCCGGCCCTCGTGCCGGCGCCGTATGCCTCGGAGTCGAGAGCCTTCTGTGTGGCCACGGCGGCTTCTTGCGTGGCCATCTCCGCTTTTATATCCGCTCTTGCCGCGCCGCCGTATATATCCCGGACAAATTCCTCTTCGGTCCCTTTATAGCCGTGTTTGACCGCCATGCCGTAGGCCGACAGGTAATACGGCGGGTTGTTATATAATCCCATATAATCTCTCCTCTCCTATGTAGCCACAAGCCGGATCCCAGTTCTGGAAAAACCAGCAGCAGAACTCCCGGCGCCGCGCCTCATATACTTCACGGGTATTCCTGTACTTGTCATATTCGCCGTTCTTCTCGTCGATAACGGCCTCCAGCCATAAGACGTACAGGTCGTCGTATGGCGGATCTACCAGCAGCACCTTCGTCAGGTCGTCCGCATCATAGTTGAAGTGCTGCAGCTCCGCCGGGCTCATCATAAAGACCTCGGCGGCAATAGATCCCTCCAGGGCGCTTATCCATGCCACTTTCTCCGCCGTCGTGAAGGCGTTGGGCTTTACTCCGTCTGCTCTGTTTATAGCTTCCTGTATCGTCATAGGCACTCCTTCCTTTCAAAACAGGCGGGACAGGGCATTTGCCCTGCCCCGCCCTGCCTTTTATGCGCCGGGAGTCAGCTTTGCCACCAGCGCGTTGTAATCGCTCTTGATCTCGTTCACCAGCGTGACAACGGCGTCGAACTCCGCTTTGGTGGGGGCCGTATCGGCCGCCGCCGTGGCGTCATCGCTCGTTACCGTGTAATCGGAGCGCGTAAGGGCAAGAGTCAGATCTCCGCCCACGCTTACGTCGTCTCCGACATCCAGCTTGCCGGTGACCTCAAGATTTGTGAGTCTCGTCGCGTCAGCCATGGCAGCCTCCTTAAGTCGTGATGAGCTGGGTGCCGCCGGAAACGCCGCCCACAGCCGCGAATCTCCAGTCGTTGAAACCGGCGGAGAAGCGGGCATAGCCCTTCCAGACGTTGGCGTCGTTGGAGGCCAGCTCGCTGCGCACCTCAAGCTTCACTCTGTCAAGCCAGACAGAGCCGGCGCACTCCTCGTTGTACTTGGAGTCCAGCAGCACCCAGGGGGCCGTGCCGGAGGTGATGAACTGATTGAGATACTGCCATACGATGACGGTCCAGCGGCCGTAATTGTAGTTGAAACCGTTGTTGGCCGTGGCGGGGTCCTTGTCGGCTCCGATGGCGGCGAAGACCGCCTTCTTGAGAGCATACTGATTCGGGATCAGAATGGTGTCCGGCGCTACGTCCAGCACCTCGTCCGCGTCGCCCCGGAAGTCCTGCATGGCGCTCTCCATGGCCATGAGGGCGTCATTGGAGAAAGCGTCCTGGAACTGGTTGGACTGGGTGCGGCTGGCCTTCAGCTTGGAGGGGTGGGACTGGCTGAAGAGGCAGACGTTGTCGGCGCCCTTGGTGGAGAAGGACATGCCCTTCAGAGTAAAGCTGGCGTTGCCCTTGATGGCCTCGCCGAAAAGCTGGGCGCCGAACTTCTCACGGGTGCGGTAGTAGCCCTTGATGAAGGCGGCGGGCTTTTTCTTGAGATCCATGATCTTCCCATCGTCGATAATCTCGCGGGAGAGGGCGAACTTGTCCTTCCAGACCATGTGCTCAACGACCTTCTGGAAGCCTTCCTGCATACCGTCTTCGGGATACTCGCCGTTCTCGCCCACGGGCTGGAAGCCCTCCATGGCGGTCATGGCGGTGTACTTCTCCGCCCAGTTCTTGGAGGTGTCCATGGCGAAGAGGTTAGGCAGAACGCTGGTCTGCTCGTAATTTTCGCCTCTGGACTCCAGAAGCATCTTGATGGGTTCCTGGCTCTTGCCGAATACGGAATCGTTTACGCCGGAGCCCTCGGTAAAGGTGATATTAGCCATTTACTTTTTCCTCCCTTCTTAGAATCTGACCCGGCACATGCTGCCGGAGGCGGTGCCGTCCATATAGACGATTTCGGCCACGCCGCTTGAGGTGGTGGCGGTGACGCTCATGCCGTCGGAGGCGTGCAGCGTAACCTTGTCGCCGAGCTTGATGGAGCTGGCGGAGGCGGAAAACTCCGTCTCGAAAACGATGTCGTGATCTACTCTGATAACGGGGATGATGTCTCCGGCACTGACGGCGGAGGCCCTCTCGGTCATGCAGATGTAGGTGGGCTTGGTGGTGCCGGTGGCGATGGCCAGCTTCCCGGAGGACTGCGTAAGGGCCATGCCGATCTTCGGCGTGATGGCAGAACAGGGCAGGTATTCAATGGGAATATTTCTTCCGTCGTCCACCGAATGGATCATAAATGCCATATTAAAAATCTCCTTTCATATTCATATCATTGTGGGGAGCGAAGCGACGCTGCCTTTCTTCTCCTCACTTTTAGGTAAGCGATGATTAAATCGAAGTGCACAGATTGGCGGATGTTTTTTTCGTCTGATGAAGTCGAGAAAACGCAGACATACTTTGTGTATTTCAAGTTTTTGAGACAATATCAGGCGGAAAAAGGGCCGTCAAAAATGGGTGCGGCGATTTGATCAGCGTTTACCTTTGCGATTTGTTATAGTGTGCCTGAATCTCCGCCTCTGTGGCGGAGGGATTGAGCTCCCGGTAAAGGCTCATAACGTCCGGCGGTACTGACTTGGCGCCGCTGCCTCTGGAGCCTCCCGTGGCCTTCAGGTGCTCCTTGGATCGCATGTTCGCCGCCGCCTGCTCCCTGGCCTTCTCGGCCATGGTCTTTACGAGACTCTCCCGGTTGGCGAGATAATAAGCGTCGATGAAGGAATTGCCCTTCCGCACATACTCCTTGAACTTGTCAGCATAGGGAGCCTCCAGAAGATCGGATATGGAATTGATTCCGGGATCGAGCTTGTGGATCTCGGCTATCTCGCCCTCTATCTTCGCCGTGTCCGCCTGCCGTTCCGCCTCCTGCCGCTGCATTTCGCTTTCTTTAAGCAGCTCCTGCGCCCGCTTCATGGCGGGGCTCGCGGCGACAGCTCTTTCCAGGGCCTCCGGCGTGAGCTTTCCGGCTTTCAGATCCCGCTCGATCTTTTCCCTTTCAAAGTTATCCGACCATTCGTCGAACTCCTCAAGACTCGTTATGGGCTTTTCGGTGAAGGTGTTTTTGAGGTCGGCTCTCTTGAAGAACTCACGAAACCGCTCCTCGTTTTTCCGGCGCTCGTCTTCGAGCGCCTTACGGACAGCAGCTTCCGCGTACGCCTTCTTTTCAGCCTCCCGCCGTCTCGCGGCGTTTGCCTTTCTCTCCTCGGAAGTAAGGGGCTTTTTCTCCCCTCCGTCCCCGGAGTCCTCTTCGCCTTCCTCGCCTTCCGGCTCCTCACCTTCCGGCTCTTCAGCCTCGCCGTCGCCCGTGTCGGCGGTGTCTTCCCCGGTATTGTCGGCGGCTGAGCTCCCGCTCTCCTCCGGCTTTTCCGGCTCTTCCTTCTCCGGCTCCGGTTTCGGCGCCTCCAGCCCAAAGGCCTCGTATATCTCTTCCGTGCTCATATCAGGCATGATGTCTCCTTGTTCCGGCCTTTCGGCCGCCGTCATTTTTCCGCGTTGACATGCGTAATTATTTATGGCTTCCGTATAAGGAAGCGGTCACGGCCTCGCCGTGTCGGGTGTGGTGCCGGCCCTTACTTGCTTCTCAGGTCGCCGCCTTTTACGACGGTGCTCTTCTTGGCGTCCGTCTGCTGCATGGGGGCCTTGACCACCTGGGTACCGGCGTTCTTGATCTTACCGGCATATGCGCTCTTCTCGCTCATTACGTCTCCTCCTTTCGCCGGTATTCGGCATGTTTCCGCTGTCGCCCTGCGTTATGGCCGTTTTTACCCGTCGGCCACGGGTATATCAGTACGGCATACCGCCGTTATCTGCTGTCGTTGAAGGTACCGGCATACCCGGAGCTTCCGCTCCGGCAGGTACCGTCTGCGCCGCTTGCATCTGCATAACCTGAGCTTCCCGCTCGGCCTTGTCCTCCAGGAACTTCTTTGTCGCGGCGGCTCCCGGATAGTGCAGCTCCTCCATCTTGGTCCAGAACATGATGAGTGTATCCGTCTGGGCCGGATCTCCGAAGGCCCCGGTCTGGAGGTTGAGTCTCGTCTCCTGCCACATCGCCTCTCTGTTGGAGGCCAGGGTGTCCTCGGAATCACAGGAGAAAAGGAAATCGTCGTTCCAGTCGTAATTCCCTCCGGCGTCCATGCAGAGGAAGTCATACCGGTTGAATATTCCGTATTTCGTTTCTCCCTTGAAGTCCTTGTAAAAAACGGGTCTCGGCTCGTCGGCGTAGGCCAGCTGGAACTTGAACATCAGTTCGAAGAGATTGGCGTAAGCTGCCCTTTTCATGGTGCGCTTGCTCTCCAGTCGTCCGGCCGCCTGGGCTGCCGAAAACTCCTTCGCCACGCCTGATGTGGCCGTGGCGTCGTGCCGCCCCTGGAAGGAGTCGGTTATGCCTAAAAGCTGTCTTGCCTCCTCATATACCTGGGCTAAATACCGCAGCTCATATTCCAGCTGCCCGGAGAAGTCATAGACGTCAATCAGTGCTTTATCCGCCGGGTTCTCAATGAACCACCGCTCCGAGTCCTCCGGATCGGTGCGCAGCCGGCCCTTCGGCGGGAGCGTTATCCGCGTGCCGGCCTTTATGAGCCGGTCTATTATCTTCTGCTCCAGCCGGTTTACGGTGTTCTGCTGATCCCTTATCACGTCCGCGTCGGAGGAGCCCAAAAGCTTTCCGAAAACGCTGACGCTCTTCTGAAGCACCAGAGGATATACGTCCGGCCTGTAAAAGGGTATCTTTGTCGGCTCCAGGACGGCGTTTCCCTCGTCGTCTTTCCCGATGTGCATTCCCGGTATCTCCATTCCCGTCGAGGTGACGATGGGAAGCCACACTTCCTCATACTCCTGGGCGCTGTCAGTCCATTCGCTGCCGCCGCACCAGGGGCAGGATCCCCCGTCGTACTTCGCCGGCTCTCCCGCTTCATCGCCGCTGGAGATGCCTTCCCTCTCGATATACGGAAGCACCTGTCCCGGAAGGGGTCTCGCCCGTCCGCATTGCCGGCACACGGGCTGACGCCTCGCCTGGTAGTCTTCCAGGTCCTCCAGCTCTGTGTCGTTCACCCATGTATAGCGATCTATGCCTCCGTGGTCATTGGAGGCAAATCCTATATACTGGGTGACGGCGTCGTCGGCGTGTTCCGTCCCGTCGGCGCTTCTCATATCCGGCTCGCTCTCGCTCTCGTCACGGACGGATACGCCGTACTTGCGGCGCACCTGCTCCTTCGTAGTGGGCAGCTTTATGATGAGCCAGTCCATGTCCCGGACACCCGTATAAACGCCGGGCTGTGGTGCCAGCTGCTTGGGGTGTATGGCCGTGACGGCTATCTCCCCCACCGTGTCTCTGCCTCTTTTGGTGTTGTCCCATTCCACGAGGTAGCCGACGCCGCCCTGAAGGGGCACCGTCCGCTCGCACATGTCGTTTAATTCCTCAAAGGGCAGCCGGTCAAGCTCGTTTCTCAGGAACCGCTCGATAGTCTCCGCCAGGGGCTCGTCCTCCTCCCGCATGGCCGTGACCTTCGGCTTCGGGATGGCGGAGGACACCTGGCTTTCGATGTTCTCAAAGATGATGTTCCGGACGTGACTGGTCTTCTTGAAGCTCCCGTCCTTATTGCTGTCGCCGGGCACCAGGGGCTTCAAGGTGTTGTCTCCGTTGTAGAGCTTTTCCCGGTCGTCCATCTTCTCGACTTCTTTGGAAAAGCCTATATCCCCGTCGGAAAGCCGCTTCTGCCATATTTCCAGTTTCGCGCTTCTCTTGCTCATACTTTCTCCCTTGCGTCGCAGACTTCACGCCCGCAGGCGTGAACAGTTTTTATCATGTTTTCCGGGAGCATGTATCACGACCTGTGGTCGTGATACATGGCCATGTGCCGCCTCCGGCGGCACGGCCTTAAATTTAATTGCGCGTCGCATCGCAGATGCGACATGCGCATGATAATAACCGCGTCGCGGTTATTATCACGGAAAACATACTTCTCGGCCTGCCAGTGTGCGAGCGCAGCGAGTGCGCGCAGCAGGCCGCTTTCCTTTTCAAACGAGAGCCCAGCGCAGCGGGTCTCGTTTGAGGCGTTAGCCTTACCGTGGTTTTCCCCACTTTTCTTCTAAGGCTGCCCGCTCTTCCGCGGACGCTCTGTCGTAGTCCTCCCACATATCGTCTGTCCAGGCGGCTCTCTTTTCCGTGTCCAGCGGGCCTTCGCCCTTCGTCACCCACCAGACGCAGAATCCCCGCAGGGCGTCGGGCCCGTGGGTTATCTCGTGGGGCTCCGTCCGGCAGTCGTTTGGTCTCTTCTCGTCATACTGCAAAAGGGGCAGGCACCGTATGAGATTCATGCAGTTGGGGAAAATCCTGAGCGACGGCCGGAATACTTTGTCCTCGCATTCCCTCATCCTCAGCCGCTCTCTTACGGCCAGCCAGCCGGCTATCCTGTCGTTGGAGGTCTTCGTAAGAAATATCCCGTGCTCGGCAAATATCTGGGCGACGCTTCGTCCCGTTTCCTGTCTCGCGTTCCAAAGATCCGGCGGCGCCAGATACGCCGATATGTGTCTGTCTCCCCTGAGCTCCTTAATGGCTTTGGCGGCATCGTCCACGATGAGCCCGTTATGTCCCTCTCCCAGATCCCGGCCTTCATAGCTTTCACCGATGACCCAGGCGCAGTCCTGTTCATCCACTCCGATCAGGTACGCCGCCAGCATGTCCAGACCGTAGTCCATGGTGACATACCAGCTCCAGCCCTCTTTTGGAGGCTCAAAGGCCTCGCAGACGTGCTCTTCCCTGTTCCACTCGGAGAAATACTGACCGATGAACACATCCCAGTTCCCGTCTCTCCAGGCCTCTCTTATGCCCGGCGGCAGGTTGTCCAGCATGGCAACATAGTCCGGGTCTTTTTTCATCAGGATCTTGTTGTCCGTAACCTTCGCCCCGATGAATCTGTAATCCTCCGGCCTTTCGTCCTTCCTGTAATCCCGGTCGATAAAAAGCCTTTTCACCCAGGCGTGGCCTACGCCGCCGGGATTGCAGGTGAGATACATCCGCTTGGGAAAATCGTTCGCGCCTCTCACAGATGCGGCCAGCGTCCGGAACTGATACTCCGTAAAGTCCGTGGCCTCGTCGATGAAGATCACGTCATACTCCTGGCCCCGGTATTGGTTCACGTCCGATTCCGAAGCGCAGTAGCCGTAAACGATGCGGCTGCCGCCCCGGAACTCAAAGCTCTTGTCTGTCGTTTTGTATCTGGCGCCGTCACATAAAAGCGCCTGCATGGGCAGGATGTGGTTTTCCCGCAGCTCCGGGAAGGTCCGGCGAAGGATGAGGATACGGATACCCGGATACCGGACGGCCATCAAAAGGGCCTTTATCCTCACGCACCAGCTTTTTCCCCCGCCTCTGGCTCCTCCGTAGCATACGTATTTCTCTCTGGCCCGGAAGAACTCCGCCTGCTTTGGGTTCGGCGGCGGCAAAACTATGACCTTACTCGTCATAATCTGCCGTCGATTCCCTGAAGCCCGGCGTTATGACCGGCAGCCCCTTTCCGAAGTCGTGCTCGACCTTCTCGCCTCCGTAGCCGTAATTCTGCTGGAGGTTGAAGACTATGCCCTTCACGTTCTTTCCGTCGCGGGTGAGCAGCTCCCGCTCGTTCCAGGCCATGAGCCGGTCTTTTATCTCCCGTGTCACCTCGGAAAATTCCGGGTGCTGAACGCTGTCCGCATATACTGCCCAGGTCGCCCGGTGAATGCCTAAAAAAGCACACAGCCCCGCCACCGTGGGCGGCTCTAAGTATTCCGTCACAATAATGGGGCGCCCCAGTTGATTGAGGACGGTCTCCTCCCTGAACACTTCGTGCCCGCTTTCGTCCCGCTCTCCCGTGGGTATTCTCTCCTTGACCTCCACCCTTCGGGATATGCTGCGGAAATATCTGTCGGCGCGCTTTCCCAGGCCCGCCGGAGTATATGCTTTCGGTCTCATGGCTTTCACCTCTGCTTTCCCTAATACCAGCATAAACCAAGAGCCGCGTCACGATGCGTCAGATTTTCAGACACGAAAAATGCCCGCAAAGCCTTATGCTGCAACGCCTTGCGGGTTTTATCCCCGAAAAATGTGTGATTTTAGTTTGCTAAAGTTTCTTTATCAGATGTCGTGTGCCCCCGCGTGCGTCTGTCGTGTCGTTTTTGGGCAGAACATACCGTACGTATTGAGGCTGTCCCCTCCTGTACTCACTGCGGAATATAAGCTTTGCGCCCTTCGGCACTCTGACCTCGGCATCGGACATGACTATCCTGTCTTTCGGCTGGGGCCTTATGAGGTTTCTGCTGGAGACATACTTTCTCGCCTCCGGCACCCGTCTCACCTGCCGGAGCAGATAATCCGCCACCGGCGTATAGTCCTCCTGTTTCCTAAGGGCTGTCCACGAAACGCCTCCCAGGCCGGATTCCTCCCACTTTTTGAGAAACGTCTCTTTGGCTGATGCCGGTATGATCAGGTGATGGTGCAGCCTCACCGCCTCCCCCGTATCTCCGTCCATGTCGGAGGTGACGGCTATGTATCTGAGCTCTTCACCGGCAGCCCGCTTCACTCTCCGGACAGCGTTTTGAAGCTCCCGCTCGGCTGATACCCGCTTCCTCTCCTGCCAGTCTGCCTCCGTGTCCAGCCCTGTGTTCTTCGGAAGCTTTTTTGCTCTCGCCTCTATCCTCTTCATGCCTTCGGGTGAGTAGTCCAGTCCCAACAGCAGATCTCCCTCCCCGAAGTTGGCGTTTATGAGTCTGGCCAGTGTCTTCAATGCGGAGTATTCATTCTGCTCCTGCTTCTTGATGGCAGACTTAAGCTTTCTGTCAGACTTCGAGGGGCGGGCCCCGGGGATAAAGAACTTTGTCTTCTCCCCCACGGCTCCCGCCTCGTAAGTGCGGATCACCCAGTAGCCTTCTCTCATGCCTTTCCTTCTCCGTCCCCTTTTGTTTTCAGCGTCGCAGACTTCGCCGCCGAAGCGGCGAACAATATCTGAACATATTTTCCGGGAGCATGTATCACGGAAAATATTCTTCTCGGCCCGCCAGTGTGCGACTATCGGGAGTGCGCGCAGCGGGCCGTATCTTTTCAAACGAGAGCCCAGCAACAGCGGGTCTCGTTTGAGGCGTCAGCCGGAATGGTCGAAAACTTAGGCTCTCACCGAGCCCGAAAACGCGCACGCGCGCGCGTTTATATATAGTAATGAAAATTGTAATGACTTTTATAATGAACTCTGAACAACGGGCGCCGCCGCCCGCTCTTCACGGTTCATTTGTCTTTACAGGTCTCGTTTGAGGCGTCAGCCGGTTTCACATCCATTTCGGAAACATCTGATAGTATTTCCTCACGCACCTCTCCAGGGTCGATCTGGAGAGGTGGTGTCTCATACATACGGCAGTGGCGCTAACGTCTGCTGTCACAAATTCAAAAAGAGCGTCGGCATATTCGCCTCCTGCCTGAGAGCACAGCCGTGTAAGCCTGTCCCGCTCTCTTTCCTTGAGGTGTCTGAAGCACAGGCTTTTGTAGTATATATATCCCTGCCTCTCTCTCGGCAGCGCCACGCTCTTTCTGAATCTGAACATTTATCTCCTTAAGGCGAGGGGAGTTGAACCCCTGCCGGTTTTTTCGGGCTCGTTTCCGCCGATACTGCGTTGAGCCCCTTGATAATACACAAGTATTGTCTGCGGAGCTCGCCTTGTCTCGACAAAAAACGAGCTCCGTAAAAACTGCCCTGCACCCGTGAGCGAGAGTTTTTCGGATGATTTTTGTTCCAACGCGGGCAGATGGGCTGGCGCCCATCAAGCGCGGCGGGGCAAAAAGCGCCGGAAAGGGCCGCTCACGGGCGACAGGTGTTCGGCTCCCCTCGCCTTTATTCTGCCTTCCATCCTTCCACGACCGCCTTGACGGCGGCCCGGCACTTCTCCGCCTGCTCCTCCGGAACCCTATCCAGGGCCGTCTTCATCTGGACGTAGGCGGCCTGCCACATGGAGAACCGGAGCTTGAACTCTATAAGCGCCTCTCCCGTCATGGCCAGCTGCTTCTTAAGGCTATCAGCCTCGGCCCGGAGCCTGTCGGTCTCTGCCTTTATCTCGGCGCCGGCGTCCTTTGCCTTCGCGCTGGCGTCCTTCAGCTTGTCCTCAACGGCCCGCAGCTCCCCGGCGAGCTTGTCCCGCTCCTCCTTTTCCCGTTTGCGGAGCGCGTCCATTTCCGCCATAGCCCTTTCCTTTTCCTGTGCGACGGCTTCGGCTACCGCCTTTTCCACTTCGGCGGGATCCGGCTCCTGAACGGCCACCTCCACGGGCCTTTCCTCAAGCTCGCGTATCTGTTCGGTGAGGCGCGTCGTCTTCTCCCGCTCCTCCGCAAGAGCCTCCTGGCTTTGGTCAAAGCATTTCTCCATTTCGCGGCTCTCCTGCTCGAAGGTCTCGGCGCGCTTTATCGCCTCGTCCCGCTCCTTTATGGCCTTCTCCAGCTCTCTTGTGGAAATATGCTCCGCGTCCAGCTCGACGGCCACCTGTTCCCGCTCCTCCGCAGGTACGGCAAGGAGCGCCAAAGCCTTGGTATAACTGAGTTTCGCAAACGTTTGCGAATCTGTACCGCTGCCGAAAAGCGACGTCTGGCCGCCGTATTCCCGGAATATCTTCATGAAATTGTTCGCCGTTCTGACGCTGTATCCCGTCTCGTCCACCCAGGCCCCGAAATCTCCGTAGGGGACGAGTTCCTTCGCCTCGCAAAATCTCCGGCCTATCTCGATAATGCTTCCCAGAACCTGGCCGGAAAGCGTCCTGATCTCCGCTGCTATGACCTCCGGCGTCCTGGTGGTGGATAAATTTTCGCTCATGCTGTTTTTGCCTCCTTAATAATGTGCAGTCCCTTCGGCCTGCCGTCTTTGTCTCTTCTGCTGCCCCGCCTTATCCAGTCCAGCCACGGATCGATAAGCCAGGAGAAGGTGATCCTGGGGTCCGGCGCCTTCCGCCCGTCGGCGGAATACACGCCTTCGTTTTTGTAGCCGTGGATCTGCCGGAGTTTTCCCCCGTCCATTTCTATGGTGATGTACGGCTTTTCCGGCCGCCTTGCGTCCCGCAGGAAAAGGATAACCGTCTTCCCCGCCACGTGCCTTTTGGCGTAGCCGCCGACGCAGTGCATGAGGGCCTTTCCCTCGGCAACGATCTCCTCCTCGCCGGCCGGCACTCTTATGAGATACCCCTCGGCCTCGATCTCGTACCGGCGCTGTAAGCCCTCTTTGATGGCCGCGTAGCCTTCTTTCCGGGCCAGTCTCTCCCGCTCTGCCTGTTCCCATCTTTCCTTATCCCGTTGCTTTATGTGCTCCTGTAGGGCCTCGTCGTGTGCCTCCCCCAGGTTCTTCGGCAGCAGAACGCTTTCCCGGTGCAGCTGATACCCCAGCTCCCCGGCCATTTTGGTGTAATCCAGCCATGCATAAAGGGCCCTTCTCGGTTCAAGCCCGCTCCTGTCCAGATACCGCCACAGCTTATATGCCGTCAGTCCCCATTCCTTCGCTTTATCCCGGAGGGTGCAGCGTGAATAGTTGGTTGCTTCATATATCCCGCAGGCGTCCCGGACGGTGAATCTCACGTCCTCCTTTTTGAGGCTCCTGTACAGCTCCAATATCCCTATCGGCCGTCTCTCCGGCGTCGTAAGGTCGAGAAAATCCCGAAGCTCGGAGGGCGTTACCTTCCATGCCTTTCTCGGGTCCGTCTGCTTCCAGTCAAGAACGCGGGCGTGTTTTACGCCCCTCTTGGCCAGGTCATATACCTCTCTATCCATGCCGGCCTTCATGAGCATTTCAACCTGCCGGGGATAAACATGGGCAAGGTGCAGCGCCTTTATGAAGCTTCCGTCATCCTCGCCGCCGTAATCGCCCAGGTGGCAGTATCTGACGTCGCTCTTCTCCAGCGCCTCCAGGCCCAGCACCCGGTATCCGCTGCCGTACATGGAGCAGTAGGAAAAGGGGCTGTCCACCGTCTTGCTGTCGAAGCTTACGTAGCTCCGGCACTCATAATGCCCGTAGTCGCAATACCAGTTGCAGGGCAAGTGCTCCATCATCTTCTTCCCGAATCGGTATAAGGGGCCCGATCTCACAGTCGGGGGAAGGGCCAGGCATGAAACATTCTCATAATCCTTATATGCCCAGGCCCCCAGCGCCCAGAGAGCGCCGTTATGGTATCTGAGCAGTATGAATCTCTGCTCCTCCCACAGGTTTTTCCGTCTGCCGGTATATCTGAGCTCCTTGACCGTTCCTTCCCTTCCGCAGAAGGGACAGGCTGTTTTCTTCGGCGGCCTCGGTGCCGACATGGCCCCCATGTGGCAGTACCTGATGAACCTGGGCTCCGGCACATGCTCGCAGAGCCATATATTGTGATCGTGCGGCAGCACCTCATGCTTTCCGCAGCAGCTTCCCCAGACCTCCCCCGTCTTTCTGCGTATGAAGATATAGCTTTTGAAAAGGCCGTTGATGGCCTCGATGTCCTCCTTCCTCCACTTCGGCGCCCGGCGGAGGAATGCTTTTCCCTTTTCATCCATCAGAAAAAGTCCTCCAGAGATAATACCTTCGGCGCGGCGGCCGTTCCCGGCTCCTCCCCTTTATGTACCGAGGCGCAGAGATCTATTGTCATGCTCCACCTTATCCCGGCGCCGGGAAAGTAAAACTTCACCGCCTCGGTGTAGGCGTCGATGTCGGAAATACTGCCGCCCTTCACAGCTTTGGCGACCGCCTTCATACAGTCGGAAAACTCTCCGCCCTGGACTATGGCCTGGGCAAACTCCTCATCCTGCCGGGCAAAGGATAAAAGCGCGTCGCCCACGGCCTTCTTCATGGCCTCGCCGTATCTGTCCAGCTTGGCCTTCTTCCCTGCCTCCAGCTTCTTTTCAGCTTCCTCATAAAAGCTCATTGTCTTTTTCCCGCTCCCGTGTTATACTGAAAGCGGTAAACCTCCTTCTTGTCATATTGGGTTTCCGTGAGCCGGTCTTTGCAGAGGCCGGCTCTATTTTTGCGGGTCAAAGGGTGTCCCTTTTCCGTTTGTCCGTACACGGACGTTGCTTGAAAAGATTATGCCATGCGGCATTTCCCGTTCTTTTCCTCCTTTCTTCGGAGCTTAAAACCATATTTTGGTCTTAACCTGAACGCTTGAAATCAGGCCGTTTGAGGCCGTTTTTTACATACCTGAATCTACAAAAAAACCGCATCTGTTTCTGGTATCGATTTCGCCGGTTTTTAAAACCCCTGCCAGGGGTGCCGTTTTTAGGTATCTGTTTCGCCCGATTTAATAACGGGGTGTTTTCGGTGGAGAGGAAAACCGGTGCGGGCGTTATTCCCGGCAGCCTTTCTTTCTGAATCTGTCCGCCGCCGGACATGTGGCCCAGTGGGGCCGGTAGCCTATGCCGTCGGCCTTGTCTGCCCCGGCGGCAAGCGTCACGCTTATGGCCTTGCCCTCCGGCGTGATAAGCCTGTCCCTGGCTCCCGGCGCGGCCCTGTATCTGATCTGTTCCGTATCGCAGGGCATCTTACCGATCCAGAAGATTATCGCCCCGCAGCCTTTACATTTCGCCAGTCTCATTGTCAGCCCTCCTTTTCCTGATAGCAGCTCATAAGCGGATTTTCCGGGTCACACGCACAGCATGGCTTTCCGTCGCACGAGCTCGGAGGGTAGTGAATACAAGTGCTGCAGTCGTTCGTCGCCACTGCACCTCCGTCTTGAACATCCATCAAAACAGTGTCTCCCGTATCGCCATCAAGCCATCAACGATATAGCTCATTTTGACGGAACAGTTTTTTGCCAGCTCGTTCATACATTCGCTGTTCCTCAAGTCCGGCGGAGTGACTGGCCCTCTTAAACACGCCACAATTTCGTTTATAATGGATAACGCCTTTTCCTCCTTTTCGTAAATTTCCGTCAGCGATAACCCTATCGGCTTAATAGGTTCCTGCGAGTCATCGACGCACACTCCCGGTGCGACGTTGCAAAGGCCGTCATTGCGCGTGTCATAACACATTGACAAGTTCATTCTTTACCTCCATTCATGTTCTGTTAAGCATTTCCCAAGCTTTCATCATCTGCCACCGCCGTCACTGCTCCTCACCCGTAACAGAACACGTGTCCGCCGATCGTGGCGTATAACCGGCTGTTGTATGCCCCCCGGCTGAAATACAGGACTCCCTCGTCCAGTATCAGATCTCCGTAAAGGGCGCCGCTGACGGCATCGTACTGCGTATCCGTCGGCGTCGTGGACGCCACCTGCCGGTACGGTGTAAACTGCACCCCGTACTTGGTGTCGTATATAACGCCGTGCACGGTGTCCGGGAACTCGTCGGAAAGCACCCTGTTGAGTACAACCTCGGCAACTGCCTGCTGCCCCTCAAATGGCTCTCCCCGCGCCTCCAGATATATAAGCGCCGCCAGCTCCGTCATTTCGCTGTCGCTGATCTCTATGCCGGCGTACCTCTCGTTCCGGGCCGGCCCGGTCGTCTCCGTGAGGATAGCCGCCTGTACCGGCTCCGGCATTGCCGGCTCGTCCGCCTGCTTTGCCCAGGGCGAGCCCAGCAGTATGAATATCGCCGCCGCTATGACCTTGGCTGTCATGTCCCGCTCTCCTTCCTTTTCCTGTAATTCTCCCGGCCTCTCTCGATTTCCCTCTCCCGGTGCTCCCGGTAATACCTGCGGTTGTATTCCTTTTGCCTCTCCAGGGCTTGCTCGTGGTTTTTCCAGTAGTAATTTCTCTGGTATTCCCGGCATTTTTCCCGGTGGTTTTCCCGGTACCGGCGCTGGTATTCCCGCACCCTCTCCGGGTACTTCTCCCTGTATGCTTTTGACTTTTCCCTGTTATATGCTCTTTCCAGGTCGGTCATCTGCCCCGCTCCTTTTCTCTTATGTATCCCTCCAGCCCGCCGGACTGTATGAGAGCCATATACCGCCCGTAGGTGAGCCCCAGGCTCCGGGCCTCTTTGGCAACCTCGGAGAGCGTCTTTGGCTCCGTCCTTGGAGCTATGGGCCTCGGACGGCGGCGTCCGCCTTCATCAAACAGCTGCTTCTGCTTTTCGCTGACGTTTTTAATGCTTTCGGCCTTTGCGCACTCCGGGCAGAACTTCTGCCGCGATCCTCGCCGCGGCGTCTGCTTTCCGCATTTTTCGCAGGCCATATAGCTTCCGGCAAAAAACATCACGCCACCCCGAAAAGGACCTGAAGTTTATATACTCCCCAGCAGGCAAGATAACCGGCCGCGTACAGTATTCCGCATCTAAGGAATCCGTCTATGACGAACATGATCCTCGCCCGCCGCTGTCCCAGAGGCGACAGTCTCAAATAAAGTTCCTCGTCTATCATTTTTCCCGCTCCTTTATCTTCCGTACCGGCATCTGGGGCAGACGTACCGCCCCGCCGGTCTGAGTTTTGATACATTCCACTCAAGGCCGCATTTCTGGCAGACCTCATATCTTAGCCCCGGCAGTCTCCGGGGCTGGTCCAGCTGCTTCACTGTTCCGAATCCGTACTCCTCCGGACCCCTCTCAATTTCTTTCCGTTTCATGATTCTTTGGACACCATGCCGGCGGCTCGAACAGATATGCCCTCTCCTCGCCGGTTTTGTAAAGGTGGGTAACTCTCCCGTGTTTGTCCCCGCCCCTGGGGTGCAGGCACCGAAGGGCCGTCATTTTCCGGGAAAACACCTCCGGCACCGACACCCGGCAATCGAGGCATTTCATATTTCCCGCCCGGCGGAGGCCATATCGGCAACAGCCGCCAGCTCCAGCCACTCAGTGGCCAGGGCAAAGGCCGTCCGCTCTATCTCGCCGGTGTAGGCGGATATGCTGTCGTCGTTGTCTTCAACGATAGAATCCCACAGCTCCTTGTGCAGCTTCTTGGCCGTAGTGTTCAGCTTCTCCAGCCTCTCCAGGGCGGCCTTGATCTCCGCCCACGCTTCTTTGTCGGAGGCAAAGCCCCGGCCCCGCAGGTTCCGGAGGCTCTCATAATAATCCGCCTTGGCCTCCAAAAGCAGGGTGACTATGTTCTTTTCGCTCATGCTCTAATCTCCTTTCTTCTCCAGCCTGTCGCACTCTTTGAGCAGTTCGTAATTGACTTCGTCGATGCTCTCGCCCATTCGCTTGGCGTACTCCGTCAGCATGACGGCAATGGCATGAAGGGCGTCCTCGCCCCTGTCCGCCGTCATGTCCAGGTGATGCCTGCCGCTTCCGGCGGCTTTCAGATAGCTTATCCGGCAGAAACCGCTCTCCCGCTCCTCCGGGGATCTCTTCTTATATGTGACCTGTCTCATGTTGTCTTTTCCTTTCTTACCACCCTCACCGTCGCAAGGGCTAAAATGCATGTCTCCGGCAGCCCCGTCACGTCGGCGACCTCCCGGACGATACCGGCGATCCCGTCGATGATGTCCTCAGCATCGTCGGTGTCCACCCGGCATCTGGCCTCTTCCCCGTGCTTTTCGTAGGTAATAAAAGTTTCCGGCAACGCTTTTCCCTCCTATATGCATACCTGTCTTGCCAGGTCGGCCTTCGAGATCTTCCCCGAGGGCGGAAACCGTATCCACTTCTTTATGGTGTTTCTGGAATACCCTGTAAACTCCATCGCCTGGGCTATGTTCAGCAGATCGTGATCCGGGAATCTCTCATTAAGAAGCGCTATCGTGTCCCGGTATCCTTCCTTCTCCCGTCCCATATTTAACTTCCCTCCTTTCCCTCTCCCAGCGTCATGGTCAAACCCAGCGCCCGGAGCAGCTTGTCCGCTTTGTCAATCGTCGGTGTTACGCCACGCTCATAACTGTGTATAGTCGATGCGGACAGCCCCGCCGCCTCTGACAGCTTCTTGAGCGTAAACCCCTGCCTGTTTCTTGCCTCGATGAGCATTGTTCTGAAATCCATTCGGCCCCTGCCCTCCTATATGTTGTGATTTATGATGTTGACTTTGTGCAAAATATTGGATAAAATGTGGGCAATTCATGAATTAAGGCGGTGACTTTATGTCCGGTTTCCGATGTCCATTCTGCGGTCAGATCATGGCAGTTACCAACGGCACTTACGAATCCTTCCCTTTTAATTTTGGGGGTCCTTTTGGCCCGTCCTCTGAGGGATATGGTTTGCCTCACGCGAACGTGCATATGTATAAGTGTCCTAATGATGAATGTAATGAAATTACTCTGTTTATCTCTTCATTCTCAGGCTTTGTAGGCAACGAAGACATCCTCGTACACCCCCGCGCCATATATCGCTCTTTTCCTGCCTATGTCCCGGAGGCAATTCGTGCCGATTATGAGGAAGCAAGTCTAATCCTGAATCAAAGTCCCAAAGCTGCCGCCACTCTCGCTCGCCGCTGCCTGCAAGGAATGATACGCGACTTTTGGCAGGTCTCCGGAAAAGCTAACTTGCGACAGGAAATCGAAGCAATTCGAGACAAGGTTCCCCCTGCTCAATGGAAATCCATTGATGCCATACGTAGGATCGGGAATATCGGTGCCCATATGGAAAAGGACGTAAACCTCATTATTGATGTGGAGCCGAAAGAGGCGAAGGCGCTCTTAAAGCTCATCGAACTGCTGATAGAAAACTGGTATATCGCAAGACACGATGAAGAAGACCTTTATAACTCCATCACCGCGATCGGTGATGCCAAGGATGCCGCAAAGGGCCCCTGAACATCCATCACCTCCTTTGCCTTTCAAAATCTCTTTCCGGCCATATCGTCCGGCTTTGCAGGATCTGCCTCTGCCAGCAGTTCCCCGTCCAGGCTCCAGTACCGTGTGACATATCGGTTCGGGTTTTCTTCCGTTCCGGTTCCGACAAACGTTCTGGTTTCGATAACCTGAATCACCTTCGCTCCGGCCGCGCCTCTCGCCCCGGCCGGTTTTACTTCAAACACTCCGCTCACCCCCCCTTTACGCGCTCTCTCCGTCGTCGTCATAGAACTCCGTCCAGTCGAAGCCCAAAACGGCGGCGATCCGTTTTGCAATCGAGACTGACGGATTACGTGTCCCCGTTTCTATACATGCGTACGTGCTTTGCGCTATGCCTACCAGTTCCGCAGCCTCAGCTTGCGTCTTTCCTCTCATATTGCGAATATCTAAAAGCCACTGTCTCATATTGAAAAACCCCTCCTTTCTCTGCTTATGATTGCAGAACGTGATTTTTAATCGCTAACTGCGATTATTATATTATCGCAGTTAGCGTTTGTCAACGCATTTTGCAATAATTTTTATATTTTTTTAATCACAGCTTGCATTTGAACGCATTTCGCGCTTTAATTATTGCAAGGAGTGATTAATATGAAGACTCGTAACGACCATCGATTTGCCTTGAAATTGAAAGAGCTTCGAGAAGCTGCCGGTTACAAATCACAGCAGTCTTTTGCAGATTCATTCGGAGCTGCTCAATCTACTGTTGCTGGCTGGGAATCTGGAACAAGAGAACCAAACCACGAAACAACAGTCCGTATTGCTGATTTCTTCAACGTCTCCGTGGATTATCTTTTAGGTCGTGCTGTGTCTAAGGCTCCTTCATGTGATGTTTGTCAAGGGCAAACATCACAAAATCCTGATAACGTAGTTATACAGGATTTTCGCGGCCTCCCTGAAAATGAAAAAAGCCCCGCTCTTTCGAGCGAGGCTGTAAAGCTTGCGCAGGAATATGATGTTCTTGATGAAACGTGGCGGCGGACTATCCGCAGTCTCTTCGACCTGGCAAAGGCAAAGGGCGCAGCGCCGGAGCTGCCCGCTCCCGGTCCTGGCAGGATCCGCCACTACCTGACCCCCGCGGCCGCAGGCTATGCCGCCCCCATCGAGGGCGAGGATTACGAACTTATAGACCGCACCCCCGACATTCCCGCCGACGCCGATTTCTGCATAGACATTTCCGGCGACAGCATGGAGCCGTATATAAAGGACGGCTCCCGTGTCTATGTCCAGCGGGGAGATGTTGAGGAGATGCGGGACGCCGGTGTTTTCTACGTTGACGGCGACGTGTTCGTCAAGCAGTGGTGCGTGGACATGATCGGCACCCTTCACCTTCTCTCCGCCAACCCGAAGCGCGAGGACGCCAATATCCAGATATTTAAGGATTCCGGGCGGAACGTGGTGTGCTTCGGCCGGGTGATTCTCAAGAAGAAGCTGCCGGAGCCAAAATATAAATAACTCTGGAGGTTCCGTTGTGAAGCTGATAAAAATTGTCCTGTTGGTTGTGCTCATAGCTTTGGCCGTATATACTGTCGGCACGGTATTCAATGCTTTAGACACCCTTAAAGCAGTTGATAAAATCCTGCTCGTTGCTTTTGTCGTCGTGCTTATTATATGGCTTGCATTCATAAGGCCGGAAACAGCAAAGCGTAAATTTGAGGACGCAAAAAACTTATCCATTATCAAAGGTGTTATATATGGCCTTTACTTGTCCGGTATCTCATTTCACACTTTAGCGTCAGACGTCTATGACCATTACGCAAAACCCCTGTATGCGGAATACTCCGCAAAGCCCACGGAAACTCTCGGTTATGATACCGCTTCCGGCATACATTACAGCGCCTCTCCCTCTCACAGCATTCTGTTCGCCGTAATATGCTGCTGCCTATATGCGAAAGATAATGAGCTTGATGATCTGCTTTCCCGCTGCGAAAGCGCCCTTCCTGATGCTCGTTTAGCCACTATTCACAGGCCATAAGCCAAATGGCTCTCGGCAATTATTGCTAATTGTGTATGTGTTTTTTTGTATATTTTAACAGTTGACTATTGAATTACAGGGGCATATTATAAAAGGGCAACGAAACGACTATTGTGTCGTCTCCCCGTTGCTCCAAACATCAAGCCCCTGGCAGTACGTCTTTCCACTCATGAGGAAACGGCCGAGCCCAGGGGCTTCTTTGTATTAAAAAGGAGAACGTGCATGACAAGAACAGCAATACTTATTGATGGCGGCTTTTACAGAAAACGTTTTGAAAAAGGTATGAAGCATACTCCAGCTGAAGCCGCAGATGCTTTGATCGGCTATTGTTTTCGTCATTTGTCCGAGCACCATACAAAGCACGATTTATACAGAATATTCTATTATGACGCATATCCTTGCAAGAAAAAGATTTTTCACCCGCTGCATAACAGAACCTTTGATTTTTCCAAATCAAATTATTATGCTTGGATGAACTCTTTTCTTAAAGAGTTGACTAAAAAAAGAAAGGTTGCCCTTCGGCTTGGAACGGTGGATGAAGGCTCCGCTGTTTATTCTCTCACAGCCTCCGCAACAAATGATATTCTCATGAAGAAACGGTCTGTCGAAGATCTGGTTGATAGCGATTTTGTTCCGTCCATAAAGCAAAAGGGCGTAGATATGAGGATTGGCATGGACATAGCTTCCCTCGCTTATAAAAAGCTGGTGGATCAGATCGTCTTGATTGCCGGTGATGCCGATTTTGTGCCAGCCGCAAAACTGGCGCGCCGTGAAGGATTAGATGTCGTTCTCGACCCCCTTAATTTGCCTATTAAAGATGACCTTTTCGAACATATCGACGGGAAGCACTCTTGCGGCGACCCGTATAAAACAAGCCAAAAAAGCAATGATGCTTACAAGATCTAACCATACTCAACTCGCCGCGTGAAAATATAACTAAAAAGCGCCGCCTCCGGTCTGGTACCCCGGAGGCGGCATGGAAAGAGATAAACAAAAACGACGTATGCTACGTTATTATTGTACCACGCAGCATCCGTAAAATCAATAATACTATGCCTGCTAAATCAATAGACTACGCCTCCCTCTTCACGCTGCGCAAGGACGGGCGGTATATGGGTTACTGGCACGACGAAAACGGCGTCCGTCACTCCATATACAGCAAAGACCCGGAGGCACTTTATAAGAGAATAGAAGAAAAGGAAAACCGCCCTGCATCCGGCCCCATGACCTTTGACGAGACAGCGGAGGCCTGGGAGGGGGAATACCGCGAGACCGTTACCGTGCGCTCCTGGCTTAACCTCAAGCCCCACTATGAGGATATAAAGGCCCGGTATAAAGGTATTGCGATAACCGAAGTCACCGCCGTTGACATCAATCGTGATTTCATGGAGGCGAAGGCCCGGGGCTTAAGCCGCACCGTCGTGAATAATCGCCGTGTCATATATAACGGCATCTTCAACTATGCCATTATTAACGGTCTGGTTCAGTATAACCCGGCATCTGTCGTAAAGCTGCCCAGGGGGCTTAAGCAGGGCCGCCGTTCCGCTCCCACCGATGAGCAGATAAAAGCCGTGTGCTCCAATCTGGAAGCGCCCTTCGGCATGTTCCCGTTCTTCCTGCTGTGTACCGGTCTCCGGAAAAGCGAAGCGCTGGCGCTGCTGAAATCAGATGTTGACTTCAAGGCAAAAACGATATCGGTATCAAAGTCCCTTGTCTATATAGACAACGCAAACCCCAGCGTCAAGTCACCCAAGACGGAAGCCGGCACTCGTACTGTCCCCATAATAGCGGCGCTGCTTAAGCCCTTGAAAGAGTACTGTGCCAGAACCGACTCACCGTATCTGTTCCCCTCATTATCCAGCAGCCGCGGCGGCAAAGGCGGAGGCTATATGACAGAGCGCGGTTATGAGGGCGCCTGGCTTCGCTACTGCCAGGCAGCGGGCCTTACAGACGAGAACGGCAAGCCATCCATCACCGCCCACCAGCTTCGCCACGGAACGGCCACACTTCTTTTTGAGAGCGAAGTTGACGCATATACCGCCCAGCACATCTTAGGCCATGCCAACGTCACAACGACCATGGAGATCTATACGGAACTTCGGGAAAAACAGAAAGCAAAATCCCTGAAAAAATTTAATCAGGCAATAAAAAATATATAGTCCATTCGTACAAAAAAGCAAGAAACGCAGAGCTCGAAATGCTCTGCGTTTCCTGTTTTTAAAATGAGAAAATGAATGGGATTTTGACAACACTTTTGACAACAAACGGGGTATTTTGACAACAGTTTGACAACAAATCCACCTAATTATTTGACAGTTTTTGACGATTTTTAACCCGCATTCTCCTTAAGATAACAAAAACTATTTTCACCGCAAAGTGTCAAAAAAGTATATAAAAAGCCTCAAAAGTGAAACTTCTAAACACTTTTGAGGCTTTTGGTGGGAGAGGGTGGATTCGAACCACCGAAGTCACTGACAACAGATTTACAGTCTGCAAATAGTCTTGTAATATCAATATATTTTACTTTGAATTGTTGTCAGATGACATCGCAATGTTATATAGCTCTCTTTTGAAATAACACCAACTCTCTCCTTTACGCATATTTCTTATAGCTGTTATGTACGTCGTCCCTGTTAAGGTACACATAGGTCATCGTGGTGTCGAGCTTGTCATGTCCAAGAATGGCAGCCACTTCCTGAATGGGCATCCCCCTTGCTATCAGGTTTGTCGCCAGCGTCCTCCTGAATCTGTGTGGGTGGACATTCTCAACACCGGCCCGCGCTGATACCGTACACAGCATCTTCCGTACACCATGCGGCGACATGCGCTTGGTGCCCTTCCCAACGAACAGCGCCGGGAGATCGTCGGTACGCTCCGCAAGATAGCGTCTGAGATACATGGCAGCCACATCATCCAGAAAGACGGGCCTCTCCTTTGACCCCTTGCCATACACGATACATTCCCCATGGGCGAAGTCTATGTCGGTGCGATCCAGACCGCACGCTTCGCTGATACGGCACCCGGTAGCCAGCAGGAAGAAGATTATCGCTTTATCTCTGGCACTCTGGCATGCCTGCCTCAACTTCTCCAACTCAACATCGGTGAACGGGAGCCGGACAACCTTCGGGCATTTTATCGCTGACAGGTTCGCACAGGGATTCATCTTGAGCAATCCTTCTTTATGGACCCAGCCGAAGAAACTGCTGAACACCGTGCGCTCCCCTTCCAGCGTCTTGTCGGATATTCCCCGTGCCTTACGCTTCGTCAGATATCCGCGAAGATGGAATACTGTTATTTCTCTGATTGGTGTCTTGACCTCCTTGAAAAACCTGCTGAGAATGTACTCGTAATGAGCAATGGTCTTTTCTGACCGTCCCTCCAGCTTCTTTGCCGAGAGGAAGGCGTCGAGAAAATCTTCAGTATCGGAGTCTGTTTCTGAAGTCTCGATCGTCTCCAGCTCGTAACTGCCGAGCTCCTGGTTAAGCGCATCTATTAGCACATCCATAGCGGATACCGAAATACCCTCTCTCATGCGCTGCTCTATGCGCTTAATCAACTGCTGCTTAGCCGCTACTGACATGTGCATCACTTCCTTTCGCCCCGCATTATACACACAATGTTGTGTGTATGTCAACACGTTATTGTGTGTTGACTGCAAAAAAGTTTTGTGATACAGTATTTGAAAGGGGTGATAATCTTGATAAAGTTCGTAGATGTTTTGGGGCTTTTATCAGCGCACGGCTGGAGTTCGTATCGGTTGCGAAAAGAGGGCAAACTGTCAGAGGGCACTGTAACCAGATTGCGAAATGGTCAGCCAATTACTACGGTAACGATTGACCGCATCTGTGAGTTGTGTGATTGTCAGCCCGGTGACCTCATGAGCTATGTTCCTGAACACCGGAATGAATAAATGCTCCGATGATTAATTCCTGTGGCTTGCTTAAAACTTGCTACAACTTGCTACAATTTTTGCAAATAAATCAATACCCGGCTGGGGTGAAGACCTCAGCCGGGTTCCTTTTTACTTGCTTGTCAGCTGCCGCATTATGGCTTCTGACAGCGTCTCGTTGTGCCAGGGCGTGTCTCCGATCTTGCTCTCGGCATAGCCCGCTTCATAATAGAGCGCGTCTTTCTGCTTGCTTGTCAGGTCGAGCTGGTCGATATAGGCGATGACCTTATCTCTCTTCGACCCTGATATGCTCTCCCCGTTGGCGTCCTTGTCCGCCGTGAGGGTGCTGCACACCTCCTTGAACTCGATATAGTCCTCTGCATCGACGCCGGCCTTCTTCGCATCGCTGCCGCGCCACTTCATATACTCGTCAAGGTGATCTTCCCGCATAAACCGAATAGCTTCATCAACAGGCACATCGTCATCAACCGCCGTGTTGAGCATGGCCCATGCCGTCGGCTTTCCGCTCTCCGTCTCCATGTCGGTTCCGATCGCACGGCCTACCGCAGCGAGCTTATCCGAATCCGTCATATCGGACGCCAGCACCTGCTCGACGATTTTGGACTTCTCTTCTTTGCTGCTCCTGTTTGCCGGCGTCGTCCACTCGTCGGGCGTGGCTCCCGCGGCTATGAGCTCGTCGGCGTTGGCCACCCAGCTGTCGGGCGAATAGTCATCGAAAAGAACTTCCTTTGCTTTTTCTCTTCCGTATTCGTAGAGCTTGGCTATCATCTTCGCCCTGGTCTCTTCATCGGCGGCCCGGTATCCGTCGCTCTCGATAAGTTCTTTTATGGCATCGCCCACCGTTTGGCCCCAAACAAGGTCATAGGTCTGCATCTGATACGGCGACAGTTTCCGCTCCTCACTGTTAATGGTGAAGCTCTTCGGCGTGTCGGCGGGTATCACTCCGCTCTGTCCTCCCTCATAGAGCCCTGCCATCTCCCCGGCAGTCCCATCATCGAGCTCAACACCGCGCACCCGCATGACATGACGGAGGCGGGCTTCCAGCGCAGGCCCCGACAGGTCCTTCAGATCGTTCTTCGCCGGAGTGTCGAACACGTCCTCCATGCCGGCGTGGAGCTCCGGCGAGATGTGCTCCATGGCTCCCATGATGTACTTCTCGACATTCTGCACCGGCAGGCCCTTCACATACATGGCAGCCTTTTCGGCAATCTCCTTTGCTGCTTTCGCGTAATCTCCGGCATGGCGGTGGAAATACTCTCCGAGATCACCGTCGTTCTCAACGACGTCGGCGGCACCCTTGACAATATCGCTTATCGTTCCCGCCGCGTCTATAAACGAATCAATCACGTCGTTGAGCTGCTCGCCGCCGGGCATTTCAATTCCGTACCACTTCTCTCCAAGGAGCACGCTTGAAATCAGATCGCTCAGCTCGCTGCCGCCGATCACCATGCCGGCCAGGTCTCCGACAGAGTTTCTGGCCACACGCCCGGCGACGGACTGTGCCGTCAGCTCGTCGTCATCGTCATCCCGGTAACGTTTCGCACCGTTTTTCAAAAGCTGATTGAGAAACTCAATTCCCTCCAGCATGAGAACTGATGTAAGCGTGGCCGTCACTGTCGCCCCCACCTTCTTGGCAGCTGCCCTGTACTCCTGCTGCGCCCTGGCCTGCTGTTCTTCGCCGCCCTGTTCAAGCTGGCTTTTGGCGTAGTTCAGCTCTCCGAAGGCACGCCTCAGACTGTTGTACTGCTGCAGCGGCACAGTCTTGAACATGGTGAATGCCCGCATAACGCCGCCGCTGTTCTTCATAATGTCCGGTCTGTGCATCTCGTCATACATAGGCTGCGTGAGGCTGACGGCCTCCTCGAACTCCTCGGCTACCTTCCGATAGAACGGGCTTCTCCCCTCTCTGACGTCCTCCTCGCTGCCGATTTCCAGTTCCGGGTGTTCCCGTCTTACCTTGTTTTCGGCCCACGGCCAGGCTCTTTTTACCGTTCCGGCATCCATGGCGACGATAGCGCCTCCCCGCAGGAGAAACCTTGTCACTTTGTTCCTGTCCAGCAGGGAAGGATTGTTCTTCAAGACCGCCGTCTCCGGCGTAGCGTAGCCCAGCGTGCGGTAATCAAGCTCCTTGCTGTAAGTCCTTATTAGATCGTCATCTACACGAAGCATCTGACCCGGCCTCGGTGCGTTCTCCCAGCCTAATGCGGAAGCGAACTGCGGGAAGGAGGCCGCCTGTTTGAAGACGATTCCCGGATTCGCTCCGAACACGGCGGAAATATAATTGGACAGCAGCGGGCTCGTGAAGTCTCCTCTGCCTTTGTCCCCGCCGCCCTGAAGCACTTCAAGCAGGTCTTCGATATACTTTTTGGACTCCTCTCCCCATTTGTGGGTAATGACATCGCCCATTGAGTTGCCCTTTACCTGCCAGTTCAGCATCGTCTGCCAGTTCTTCGCCGGTATGGCCATGCCGACGAATCGCGCCGTCTGGTCAATGTGTCTCTCAAATGCATCAAAGGCGGAGATATTATAACTTGGGTTCTTGGCGTACTGTCTGGCTTTCAGGTTGCCTACGCCTTCGGCAGTAACGTCATTGACGCCGATCTCGCTCTTTACGTAGTTCCTGTTGGTGTATATGGGAGCGTAATAGCTGCTCATGGCCTTGTCGTATCCGTACAGCGCGTTTGAAACCTCGTTTATGCGCTTTTTGGCCAGCTCGTTGTAATAGGGCTCCAGCGCCCGGGCCAGCTCCATTTCCTCCGGCGTGAGGTCGGATACGATCTTCTTCACCGATTCCGGCGCGAGCTTTACCGTCGTTCCCTGGGCGAAAGCTTCCTGCCTCTTGCCCTTGGCGTACAGATCGCGGTTTACAAACGTCCGCCCGCCTTCCATGTGCCGGAGGTTGTCATAGCTCTTACTCTCCAGGTACATGTGAACCTTCTGTGCCGGTGTCATATACACCTTGACTGTCTTACCGCTGAATATCGGCTTGTCGCCGGCGCGGTGCTCCAGCAGTTCCGGGGCCTCGATCTCGTACCACACAGCATCCTTCCCCTGGCCGTCGGCACGTCTGACCCAGTCCTTATTCTCTGAAAGGAAATCCGCCAGCGCACTCTGTGCCTCTACCCGGTAAGCTCTTGCCGCCCGCTCTCCTTTTTCAAGCTGTCTCGCCATGCCGTACCAGGTGCTGTCTCTGTTCCACCCGCTCATGCGCTCAAGGAAATTCATGGGCGTGAGCTGCCGGGCGTTTATGAATTTGTCCAGCATTCTCCCCGTGAAGCCGCTTTTGGCCTCGTTCATCTCCTTCGTGACGTCATCATAGACGTCGGAAAAAAGCTGATGCTCCGCGCTGCCTATGACGTTGTTATGGTTATAGAACTCCGTCCGCAGTCCCACGGCCGCTTTGTAGAGATCTTGCAGAGCGCCTACATCCAGGTCGGCGATCTTGTCATTGTCAAGTCTGGCGACAATCTTTTCCAGATCCTTTGAGGGCAGGAAGTTGGGATCCTCTTCCCTTGCAGCCTTATACATGTTCGCCAGATCCCGCCATGTGGCCTGGTACTTGTTCGACCAGTTCATCTCATTGGCCGCACCCACGGCATAAACGTCCATGTCTCCCAGTACCTCATTCCAGGTGTCAAGCAGCTCCGCCGGGGCCTTGTTTCTGTTTCTGCTGAGCCATTGAAGCTGTTTAAGCGTTCTCTGCTGAAGCTCCCGCATTTCCCGGTTTGCTCTCTGGCGTCTGGCAGACTCCTTCCGTCTTTCCCGGTCTCTGACTCTCCGGAGCTCCTCCCGCTCCCGCTCTTTGGCGTTTACCTCCTTCATCCGTTCCCGTTCCTGGGTGATCTTTGTGCCGGTGCGGTCCCGGAGCTTCACTTCCAGCTTTGCCTTTTCGGCAAAGGTGCGGAGCATCCAGTCCACCTGGCGCTCCATGTTGTCCAGCATCTCGTCTTCGGTGACTCCCTCAGCCTGAGCTATCGAGGCGGCGTAATCGGAAAGACTCATTTTTTCGTCCCGCCCTTCCTCAGCCATGTCAACTATCCGCTCCAGCATGTCCCGCTCATCCAGGCTTTCCGCATCGAACAGTCCGGGATAGCTTTCGGCCAGCTCCATGTTCCAGGAGTCAACGCCCCGCTCCTCCGCATTGTTCACAAGGTAAACACCGGCGGCAAAGGCCCTTCTTCTGAACTCGTTCCAGTCGTCGCCAAACTCGGACTTTAATTCCTGGGGTACGTATATCCTCGCCTCCTGGATGAAGCGTCTTCCTTCCCGGTACAAGTCCTCTGCCGGCACGGTCATAACGCCCTCCGAGTAGAGCCTGTCGAAGAAGGCGTCCCTGTCCTCCTGGGTGATCCTGCCCTGCTTATAGAGCTTGTCCGCGAATGCGTCTATAAGTCCGCCCATCTCGGCCCGTCTGCCCTCCGGGATTGAGAAGAGATTGAGAAGTCCAGTCTTCAGGTCGCGCTTTGCGATAACGGGCCGGCTCTCGGCGGCGGGCGCTCTGGTCTTCGGCGCCTTCGGCGTCTTCTCTTCTCTGAATCTGCCTTCTGCCTTCCCCCGGATATACTCGGCCACGGACTGGGGCTCGTAATCGCTCCCGCTCTCCGCGTCCTCGTCGTCGGCGGAGAAGCGGATGTCCTTCTTTTTCGGATTGAATCTCTCTGACAGCGGTATCACATTTCCGTTATCGTCATAGGTTACGGGTTCAGCGGACTTGATCTGCTCCGGCGAGAAAGCTATGTATTCCTCTCCGCTGTTATCCACGCCGTCATAGCCCAGGCTTTCCAGGTATTCCCGTGCTTTTACTCCGGCGTTGTTCTGCCCCTTGAACCGATTCAAGGCCTGATATGCGACACCTTCCGGGGCGGGGTTTTTGATGTTCAGATAGTATTTTCCCACCTTTCCTCCGTAACCTCCGGCGTCGATTTCCCAGGGGCTGAAGAACGACCCCTGAATATCCATGGTGCTTCTGCCCTTTGTCCTGTCAAACACGGTGAAGTCAGCGTCGGTTCCGTGATATACTGGGAGCAGTCTCCCGTCGTCTGCCCGGATTTTGCTGTCAGACATTGCTTTTTCTGCCGCTTCATCGACCATTTTCTGAGCAGCCTTCATATCTCCGCTCTGAACGGCAGCCGCATACTCTTTATCCTTCTGCATTCTAGTTTCATCTATTACGGACGAAAACGGAACACCTTGAAGGTTGACATCTGTGCCACTATATGTTATGCTTCCTAAAGAGCCATAACGCAGAAGGTCGGTGGGACGATATTGTAAGCCCATCGAACGAAGAAGCGGGATGGTTCTTTTTTTATCCGCATACATTATTTCACTTGTTTTGACAGTATTCGCCGTATGGCTTCGTGTATATGCGCTGTTGATTTTCTGCATATCATCAATGCATATACCGTCTTCAACCGGCTTCAGATCAAGCACGACCATAATAGGCTTTCCGTTTGGTGCTTTAATGGAACCGAAAATCACCATGCGTGCATTTTTTCCTGATGTATTAACGCCTTTGCTCTTCAGCACAAGCACAGGATCCTCGATGATTTCAGGTATGCGCTTAATCTCTTTTATTGTCATTTCAGGGTGATCGGTTATTATTTCCGAGATCTTATCCCCATTAATGTATATATCATTTTCGATTGCTCCAAGCCCCTGCATAGCAGCGCCTGTATTCCCGAGAATGAACACTTCATTCTCGGGCTTATTATTGTTATACCAGTCTTG